AAAAGGAGGGGAGGGCCCCCAGCAGCTATCCTTTTTCTACTACTGCTCTGTTGTGTGTTTTGTTCTTGTGTTTTGTTCTGTGTTTTTTGTTGTTGTTCTTGTTTTTGTTGTTGGGTGTTGTTGTTGTTGTTTTTTGTTTTGTTTGTTTTTTTCTTGTTGTTGGTTTTGTGTGTTGTTTTGTTTCGGGTTTTTTAGCGCTTGGTTTTTTATTGTTTTTTGTGTTGTTGGGCGTGTTGTGGTTTTGTGGTGTGGTATTATGTGAGTGTCAGTTAAAGGATGTGGAAAGGGATGGTGGTTGATATGTTGTGTCGTCGGGATGTTGAGGGTGAGGTTGTTGATTTTATTTGTAATGGTGGTGGGCGTGTTGTGGATTTTGATGTTGAGGCTATTGTGGATTGTCTTGTTGTTATGTTTGAGCGTGAGGGTGTTGAGTTTTATCGTTATTGTTTTGAGACTGTGGTTTTTATGAATCGTGTGGTCGAGTGAGCGGTAAGGGAAGGGGGAGGTAATGTGGTGTTTTACTGTTACGCCTGATGATTTTGTGGTGTATGAGCTTACGTCTGAGTATGTGGCTGTGTATGGCCCGTATTTGGCGGATTCGTTTAAGAAGGCGTTGGATGGTGTGCTTGATACTGTTCGTTGTGCGTTTGTTGGGGTTGTTGTGAGTGTTGGTTTTGCTTGTTGTTCGTTTGACCCGAGAACGGGGTTTTTGGATGGTGTTGTTAGGGTGTGTTTGCCGTTTGAGGGGGGGGTTTGATGATTCTGTTTATGAGTGAGGTCGATGCTTGAGCGGGGGTTTTGAGCTGGGATATGGAAAAAGCCTCCTAGGTTATATGCCTAGGGGGCTTTCTTGTGTGTGTGTGGCTATTTTTCTGTCTTGTCTTTGGCGTTTATGGTGATTTCGAGTGCGTCGAGTTTGGTTTTGACGGCTTTTTCAACGGTGGTTGCGATGTCGGCGGGGTTGGTTCCGAGGGCTTTGCTGAGCGCTTCGATGGCGGCGGCTTGGGCGGTGATTGTGGCTGTCATGTCGCGTACTCGCTTGTCGATGTAGCAGATGCGTGTGTAGATGTCGCCTTTTGTGCCGTCTTTGACGCCGCCATCGTCGGTGCGTGTGAGGATGCTGTATAGTTTGGCGGTGTCGTGGTGTATCCAGCTTAGGCGTATCCATGCGGGTTGATTGTCTTTTCCGGGTGTGGCGTCTGCTCCGATATTATAGTTCCAAACGTCTCCGGCGCTTGTCATGTTGTTTCCTCCTAATAGTTGGTTTGCTTTGTTGATGACGTAGTTTATGTCTAGTCCGTTGGGGGCTAGGTCGGGACAGCCGGCGTGGTCGGTTCCGGGTATTTCTCGGTGTAGCCAGATGTTTCCGTTGAGTCCGTCATACCATAGGCGGTTCCAGCCTTGACGGCGTGCGATGTCGGCGCATAGGTGGGCTGAAGCGTTCATGCATGCGCGTGTGCATGGCACGCCGGCCATGCCGCCTTCATGTTCGATGCTTATGGTGCTGTTGTTGCTCGCATAGTTCGCGTCGCTCCAACTGCCGTCGCTTTCGCTCACATACTGGTGTATTTCGCCGTTGCTTCCGATGCCGTAGTGGGCTGAAGCGTTTCCGGCGTGTTGGAAAACGCTGTCGGTGCCGGTTAGGGTGCCTACCATGATGTGTAGTGTGATGTGGCTTATGGTGTAGCCGTTGCGTCCGTTGTAGTGGTTGGGGGATCCTATCCATGTGATGTCATCCATGATTGTTTCCTATTCTTCTTTGCTATCGTTTTCCTTCTTGTCGACTTTGAAAATATTGAGAATATTTGATTTGGATAGTTCGGGGTTGATTTTCGTGCAGTTTTCCGTGATTGATGTGATTTCAATCAGGCAAATGCCTGCGCATACTGGCATGAATACGGGTAATTCGGTTCCTAGGTTGATGTAATTCGAACCGTATTCGACGATTAACGCCACGCAGATTATCGCAAGGTATGCGAATTTATGTCCGAGTCCTTGCCTCATTCTTTCACTGGATAGTTCGCCGTGCATGATTGCATTGACTACGCCGGTGATATAGTCGATCAGCACCAGTAGAAATACGATACCGATGATGATTAGTTCATGAGTTGGCATGAATGTTCCTTACTTTCTTATGCTTGATTGTTGTAATAGGCCGCCGAGTATCATACTGAATTCCGCTTTGATTTGCGGCGTTTCGAAACGTAACCGTCCGACGCGATAGGCGTTTAATATTTTCTGTGCTATGTCATCGGAGCGTTTGAGCATGATGCAATCATTGTCAACCAGTCGGTAGTCAAACGTGTAATCCCTAGTGATTTTAGGCTGTTTTTTGGTGATGATGTATAGTACTTCGTCGGTGTCGCTTAATTGTTGATATACGTTGAAAATACCGTATTCGGTTGTTCTTAACGTGAACACGTAACCGGCGTTGCTGAAATCATTGATGAGAGTGTTGGCGTTGTCTCTGAAATCATTGTTGATTGCATAATTCGCATAATTTTCGTCATATTTGCGTAGGAATGTTCCGAATTTGGATGTGGCCACTTTGGCGCTGAACCCGCCGTAGTCGGCCAATTCCACTATGATGAAGCCGTCGCAATATCGTTGGTATTGCGTGTGATTATCCAGTTGCGGTTTCAGGTTGATGTTGAATGCGCTGAAATACGGGTTTGCGAGAGTTACCGCATTACTGCACATGATGACGCGGACCCTGTCACTCCACCGGTCAACCGTATTATAGAATTCCTCAAGCGCGGTCACTTCACCGCCCAAATATCGCATGTTGTCGGGGAAAATCTCATCGAAAATAATGGTGCGTACCTTGGGATACGCAACCGATTTTACTTGTCCTGCCTGACTGAGGGCGATGAAGTATCCCATGATATGCCATGTCGGGCGCGTCTTGCCGTGCTTGTCCGTGGCGGCGTCCCTGTCATCCAGCCAGTGACATTCTGCCTGATTGCCGGATACGCGAAACTCTAACTCCGGGTATTGCTCCGCAATGTCAGCAAACCACGTACCCTTGTTTTTCTGTTCCTCCGCCGTTCGGCGGAGGTAGATGAATTGCCATCGTTTTTTTATCCAGTCGCCTATGACAAGTTTTTTGGCCCCGTAGGTTTTTCCGAGACCGCGCGCGCCGATGACGAACATCCAAGGCGCATGATAGGATAATACGCGCCCATAATCGTAATAATCACCCTCCGCCAACAATCTCTCCATAATATCCATTATACCATACAACAGTGGCAGACTGGTGGATTTCCACCGGTCTGTCATTGTGTCAGAAGTTCGGTGGCGCACTGGTGCCGTCCCACACATTCAACAGCGAGTAAACGGTATTGTAGCGTGTCCCATATGGCCCGAACGGTGATGTATTGAGGATATTATCATACAGTTGGGCAAGGGTTGAGGCATGTGGCACGTTCAACGCGCCTGCCGGGCTTTGGTGGTAGGCGGATGCCCATAGTATTTGCATTTTCGTGTCACTATATGTCTGTGGGTAGCTCTCGTAATCCTGTGCGAACTGATCGCGTTGCCCCTGCCGTGATTCCGGGCGCCGCGCCCACGTCTGGAATACTGCAACCTCGCTACCGGTCATCGCCCTGTCGAACGTGCCGCCTGATTCCATAAGCGCGGCGATGCTCGGCGCGGCGGCCGCAAACGCCTCGTATCCTACAGCGTCCACCGCCCTCATCGCGTTCAAGACCTGTAGGCGGCGTCCAAAACTCCATTGTGCGATGCCGATACCCTGATTGTTAGGTTCGACAGCATCCCAGCGTAATGATGATTCGACGGTACCGATGACATAGAGCGCGTATGAGCTTTTTCCGTCGCCCACGCTTGGCGTGCTCTGACCTTGGTCGGCGTCCGGCTGACCTGTACCTCCGCGATATATCCAAGTCTGGGCGCTCGACTTGTAGAAAACGGCTTGCGATGATGTCGTGCCCGAACCACTGTGATATATGAGATTATCGCCCTGTAATTGAATCCACGCGGAGATATCACCGTCCACGTTCACGCCCGGATTATCACCGCCTGTCGGATTATCGCCGGATTCCGGCGGTTCCGGCAATGCCGTGGGATGCAGATAACCAAGAAGTTGTGAACCTTTCGCGAGCGGCAACAATTGATGTACGGCGGGCGTCGGGTTTTGGGTCAGAACATCGATATCATCCCCTTGAATGCCGCCCCACACGATGGCCACGTGACTGCCGGGATAGTTTTGACTGCCGAACCTCCAAAACACGACATCCCCCATGCCGGGCGTATAATTGGCGTCCTTTTTCTCGAAAACACGCCCCACGGCGGACGTGGTGGGGAACATGGTGTAATTACCTTCCGCGTAACCTGTTGGGGTGATGCAATCGCCTAACGACAAATTGTAATTATCCATACAATACTTAGCCCACAAGTCCCAACACTGGGCACCATAAGCCCCGTCCATATCCCAATACTGGTTTTGAGTACGCTCCAACCATGCTTGCACGTCTACCATAATATTAGTATACCCCGCCCGGCGTACCGAGCGGGGTATGGTTCATGTGAAACATGAGGATTTCCAATACGATTATATCACTCTGACAGAATGTAGTAGGATACACAGGCATCGGAACTGATTGGCTGGCCTTTATTAACCTGCTTCCAGTTTCGGAATTGGATCACCCCGTTCGTCTTGACTTCCAACCTTGCGCCGTCGTTGGAATTGCCAAAATTGTAATCGCAAATTGCTTGAAAATCGGAACCCGTGGGCGCATACGTTTGGTCGATTGAGCCAAGCTGATGCACGCCCGCCTCCAAGGTTGACGTGGTTGTTCCATGAAGACCGCCGCGAATCACGACGAGATGCGTCAGCGGCGAATAATAGGCCGAGAACTCAACCTTAAGCCCGGAGTAGTACGTTTGCGTTTGCGTTTGTGTGCCGATGTTGGTCGGCGCTTGGCCATCCTCCTTGAATTGCTCGAAACTTGACGACATTCCACTCATAGCGGAGTTCAACTCTTGCGCGACTCCACTAATAGTGGAGTTCAACTCTTGCGCGGTACCCGAATATCCGCCCTGCTTGGTAAACGTAGTGTCAGTCTGCGCCTTGGTATACACCTGCGAGGCGTCGGCCTTACCGTCAACCCTGCCGGACAGAGAGGACACCGTGCCCTGCAATGCCGTCAACGCGGTATTTTCCGCCTTACCGTTAATGGTGGACATCAACGCCTGCGCGGTCGGCTCCGAGGTCACACCGAGCGCGGTAAAATAGGACTTCTGACCAGCAATATCACTCTTATTGGTTTGCGCCATCTCAAGAGCATTATCAGCAGTGTGCTTGGCTGTATTGGCGGTGGACGTGGCGGTGGTTGCGTCCGTTTCGTTGCGGTACATTTGTGAATCGATTTTGCTCATGTCCCCGGTGTAGTCACCGCGCCACGATGGCTTATCATCCGGGCTGTCGCCGAACTGGCTGAGATTATAGTGCGGGGTTTTGTTGATACTGGACATTATGATACCTTCCTTGACAAGGATTCTACTGGATAACCTGGACGATGCTGTCGTCATCGATTGTGTTATTGGCTGATAACCGCTTCACCCCTCGGGGATACTCCTACCGTAGGGGAATTGTGAACCCCCCGGAAAATCGCCGGGAACGCAATTATCCACGGCGGTGGCGCGTAAATCATAATCGCGGGCCGTCAACCCCAGCGCGTCATATACGGATGCCTGTAGTTCCATGTCGTCGTAATCACTCCAGAATAGGGCATGATCGCGCGTATTGTCGTACATTCCGTCAAGCACCGTTTGCAAGGAGTCCTGTCTGCCATATACCGGAGACCATGCCAACCCTGTGATATGTGATTGTCCGATAAGCCTGACAAGTTCCTCACGTAGGGCGGCCATCTGTCTGAGCAGGTTGTCGGCCATATTTTTGATGTCCTGATTGTTGGCGTCAATCGCAGCATTTACCGACTCAACCAGAGCGTTGAAATCCGACTGCAAAGCATCAAGATTGTGGCGCAGGCATTCAATCAACTGTAACGTGGTCAATCCGTCCCGGTAGGTGAACGGAACGGATGTGGGCACCCCGTCAAACAGGCGTTGCCGTGGAATCAGCGCGTTAATGGCAACCATGATCACTCCCATTCTCCATAGTTATGGCAGTTGCTGAAAATTGTATCATAAGACCCCCACACCTGCATGAAACACGGTTCGAGACTCCGCACGATTTCCATGTCCACGTTGATGATGGCCTGCCGGTACTCCTGTATCAGGCTCATGGCGGACTGGGAGCGGCCCGACGTGTGGGATTTGGTGCTCCCATCCGTAGCGTCGTGCTGCCATTCCGTGCTGGATGCACTATGGGATTGAGAAGAGGTGTCCTGCGTGCTATGGCTGTTGCCGTCCGTATCCGCTTGCGCCTGATTGGCATGAGTCGCGTATCGAGCAAAATCACCTTGCACGCCGGTTGCGGGCACTTCCGAATCGTAGGACTGGGACTTGGTGCTACTTGAACTGGTGCCGTCCGAGGAACTTCGGGTCATACTATCCTGAGAGGCGCTGGTTTTGCCGCTGGACTGGGCTACAGTGTTGGACAGGCTTTCACTGACCATTTCCACAGTGTTCAATGGGTCATATTTCAACGCCAGCGTCCTGTAGCGCTCATTAAAATATGGCATGATTTCCGCCATCGTCATTCCCAAGTAAAAAACGAACTGCTGGGCGGTTTCCTGACCAATCTCCCTAAGCGCGTAATGGCGGACGATTTTCTCGTTCAGTTCCGCACGATGTGATTCATCATAAATCGGGTAATAGTCGGCGCTGAGATGCAGTCTGGTATCCGTGTCGTATCCGAACGCAATGAGATTGCCGAGGGTTTCCGTGTACTCCCCCGGCGTTTCCATCGCATAGGCGCTAAAACCCTGCACCATATGAGGCCTCCCCTACTTGGTGGCTGATACGTGCGGCAACGGTATCATGATATGTTTTCATTGCAACAACCTGTTTTTTCACCATGACATCACGGATCATCATTACAATACACCTCCGATACCCGCGTCATACGAGACGGGCATGTCAATACCGGTCGTGCCGCCTGCGCTGGAATCAAGCGCGTTGGGTACGCCGGAGCTTTGCGCGTCCGCATACTCCACCCAGATGTTCAACCGTGGCCATAGGCGGTTAATCTCCGTCGCCGCCGTCTGCCGCGCCTTGAGAAAACTCAGGCGGAACACGTCCACTTTTTCATTGGCTTGCGCCACTTCGTCGGAGATGAGCCGTTCCTTTTTTTCCGTGCCGCTGGACTGGATGCCCAAATATCCCAGTATCTCATTGGTCACTTGCGTTTTCTGCTGGATGAACTTGTCCAGCAGATAAGGGGTGGTGTTGGGCCACGGCTGGAACATGCTACCGGGGTCGAGTGAATCGTAGCCGATAATATAATCCTGCCCATCCTGCCTTTGCTGGAGCATGTTCTGCACGGTGAGCTTGGTACGCGGGTCGGCGGTGATGATGGTCGGCAGTTTCAGGCTCTCCAAGTTCACGTCATACGCCTTGTCAATATCGGCAAGGCGTCTCGCATACTGCCATAAGATATCCTTGAAACTCATGCGCATACGATTATCCCAAAGAGGAACGCACTCCCGGCCCGCCTTGAGTTGCCTGTAATGGTAGTTGACGCCCACCGGCTCAAAGCACGTCGGATTGTTATACACGTTCAACCGCCCCTGATAACCGGCCTGTGTCACGAGGAACCGGCCTATACGTTTGTCTTCGAAGAAAAGCGCGCACCCGTATTCACAGAGACACATTTCCAGCCATCGCTCATCCACGGTGGGCGGCAGTCCCCGCCAACTGAACCGGTTCAATGCCAGTTCAGTCAGCAGATGATAGTACATTGCGTCAAGGCTGGCCGCACGTGTCTTCGCGTAATTGCCACGCGGATGCAACGCGCCGCCCTTACGATTCTGATTTCTCCTCGACCTAGACATACCTCCAGTATAGCACTAGAATGAGATGCCCGGCAATGGGTCGTTATCCGCCCAATCGGTCACGCCGATATCATCCGGGTCAGTCCATACAGTAGCCCCAGACTCGAACACGCCTTTAATGGTCTGCCGATACTGCTCGGGCAGATCACCTCGCACGTAACACTCCTGCATCTGCCAGTAAGTGAATTTTGTCATACATTCCAGCGATTGCGGCGGCGTGATGAAACGCTGGATAAAATACCCGTAACGCAACATGTACTCTCCGACGCTCCGCAGAGCCGAGGGTGCGCACGTCTTAAACCGGACCAACACCCCGACAATACCGTTCGCGAGGTTAAAACCGTCTCCGCCGATGGCGCCGGATGTGGTCGGGGGTGTCAATTGCATCTGCTGTACCTGCGCATTGATACCCGCAATGGTGTTCTGATAGTCTCCGAACGCGGAACGTTGCGCGTAATCCGCGTTCATATCCGCCATATTCTGGGCCAACTGGTTTGAAAGCGCTGTAGTCTGAGAGCCGTATGTGTTGGCCTGACTTGTCGTGGCCGCGTTGGCACTCAGCGAGTTCGCCGTGGAAAGTTGGGCGGCGGTATTGTTGATACTGCGGTTCGCTTCAGTGTTGACACCATTCATGACCGCACCGCCCAATGCCGATACCGCGCCCCCGACATTGCCCGAAGCGGCGTTACCCGCCACCCCGACCACGCCGCTGACCACGTTATTCAGCTGTGCGAGGTCAGCTCGCTGATTGTTGATATACGTCGTGTTGTCCAGACTGGTGCCAAGCGAGGTTGCCTGTATCGCGTTATTGGCGTTGCGGTTGCCGATAGCGAGTTTGTTGGCTTGGGTATTGTACTGGTTTTGCATGGCCGTGGCCGCAAGAGACTGACTGATGCCCATCTGCGCTTTCTGGTACGCCCAGTCGGCGGACTGTTGACTGTAGGAACGAGTGTAGGCACTGTTCGCCATTGCCAACTGAGCACCATTGTTGACTATCACAAACTGAGGGAAATTGCTGATGCCAAACGCGGCGTCCAACATTTCCCCGCCATCAATGGGCAACCCGTTGTTTTCACCAAGAGGAGCAATCTCGCTTGCACCCGCCTTATTGTACCCAACCGGGTAAAAGTTCAAGCGCGCGCCATTGGGCGCGTAATTATGCACCTCTCTGATAACCAAATCATCGCTTTGGATATTTTCGGGCTTATAGGTGATATTAGTGCCATTCAAGCAAGTGCATTCAACAGTGGAATAGGGGTAGCATTTGAGTTTTTTAAGGTTTCTATAACGTTCAGGGATATTAAAATTATCACGAAAATCATTAATGGTAATAATGTCTTCATACCTGCCGGGCGCATTTATGGCCGACCGGGGGAAACGATAGATACGATCATTCAATTCCGGAGGGAGTGTTTTCCCAAACAGCTTATCCACGACATAGCCGGATTGCTTAAGAAAGTCATCATCCAAAGAGGGTATCATATACATGTTCACAATACCCTGTGTTATCCATGAAAAAGCAGAGCCCACCCCCATAAACACTTGGATGGACTGGATGTCCTTAAAGTACAGTATTTCAGCACCGTTAGCCATGTTCTCAAACAGAGAGCCGCCCGCAGTAGTGAGAGACGGTTTCCCCTGACTGCCCGCGTCCGCCGACAAATCCACCGTGCTCACGACTATTACGCCGTAATTCAGATTCTTCCCATCCATGCCGATAAGAGACTTGTATTGCTGGTTCACCGTCACCATTTCGCTACCGGTGTCCAGCCCTTCGGGTAGTGCGAGATAACCACGGCCATAATCGGTCATCTGGTTTTCGTTGGCAATACCGATATGGCCTCGCACCACATAACATGAACCAAACCTAAGTACATGCTGGAACGACTGCCAAACGTCCAACTGTACAGTGAGCTGAGTAGTGTACGCATTGATGTAATCCACGTGGTTGATGAAATAATACCAATACCGTGGCGTCTCCAAGTCGGGGTAATCGTTATACACCACGACATAGTTGTAGTTGGACGCCTCGTTAAACGGCAGTTCGACGCGCACGGGTTGGCCGAACATGTGCATGACCCCACGCACCCTGTCAATGCCGGGCCGTCGATCAAACCATTCCTGTTGTTTCCGCGGTGATTCGAACCGGGCTAGGTCACGGTAACTGCCATCCCACGGCACGTTACAGAGTTTCAACGACGTGTTGGGCGTCCATTGAGCCCAGTTAAACGTCGCCTCGACGTTAGGGTTGACATCTCTCAGCATACTATCCCTTTCATAAAGAAGGGAGTGTTTCACGTGAAACACTCCTTTTTATTATATCGCAGATCAGGCGACCGTCACAGTGCCCTGACCGCCGACACCGAACAGCGCGGCCGTCAGCTTGGCAGAACCGGCGGCCACTCCAGTGACCAGACCGGTATCGTCCACCAGGGGGTTCGCGTCATCAATCATCATCCAACCTCCGATACGGCAAGGCCCGGAGCGCTCACATGGCTTGCGCTCCGGGCCTTGTATCGCATCCCGCCGTGAAGGAGAGCAGCCAACCGGCCACCCTCCCATCGCATCATGCGCCCACGGTCACGCTCTTCTCGCCGAACACTCCGAACAGCGTGGCGGTGATGACGGACGCGCCCTCTTTGACACCCGTAACGACACCCGACTCGGATACGGTGGCGTTGGTTGAGGTGGCGGATGTCCACGCGGCCTGTGCGGTCACGTCGGCGGTTCGCCCGTCAATCATGGTCGCCATAGCAGTCGCCTGCACCGCATGTCCCTTGGCCACTGCCGGGACGGTCACGGCAATGGATGCGACGATCGACGGGTTGAATCCGATGACACCATCGCCGACCACCGGCACGTCCAAGGCGGCGGACACGGTGCCCGGCACCTCCGGTGTCGCCGGATTCGTGTATAGGGCGGTGGCCGTAATCGGGATAGTGGTGTTTGGTTCATCAAGGCCGACCACCAGCACGCCGGTGGGCGAAATGTAAGTGTAATCGCTCTTCGGCTTGACGGTGTCACCGATGGCGTACTCGACAGCGTCCGACCGGAACGTAGCCTCACCATCATTACTGATGGTCGTATCAGCGGTGACCTGCACAGCGCCTCCACGTGTCACGTTCGTTGGGGTTTCCGCGCCACCGCCGTACATGGCGAGCTTGAGTTGGAAGGTCGGCGTCTTGGCCGTCGTACCGAGGGGAGCCACCATCCTGGCGGTGGAACCCGCGCCCGTCCAGAACATGACGGCCGGGGCAAAGCCGGACACCGAGATAATGTGCTGAACATGCAAATAATGGTTGACCGAATTGATGTTCACCGGATTAGTCTGCTGGGTCATCTCATTGATAACGGGAATATCAATCAAGAACTTGTCCGTAGTAAGGATGGCTTGCACCCCATCCATGCCAAACCTGTCCTGCGGAATGACGATAATCCGGTCGATGGTCGGCTCCGCGTCCATGCGCTGGAACACCGTGGCGAGGCCCTGTACGTCAAGCGCGGACTTGACCTCGGGGGAGCAGAACAGTACGAGCTCGTCGGGGCGGGCAAACGTCGGCATGTGACGCGCATTATACCGTGTGCTGACAAACTTCAGAATATCCGCCCACGCGCGAATCTGGCGCAACATGTCGCGGGCGCCCCCCTCCGAACTGTCCATGTCGTTCAGGTCGTTGGCCATGTGTACGCGCCAATATCCGCCGAGCTTTGCGTACTCTACGAACTGGTGGCACATGGCCTCGAACAAATCGACTTCGGCGGCATTATAGCAGGAAGTGAGAATCTGCGAGGTGAGCGAGGCCAGACCGTTTTCGGACGTGAAGGCGCGTTGGAGAGTCCTATCCTCCGTGGTGACGGGGTAGAAGTGGGTGAAATCCAGCCGATGATAGAGACTGTCCACGTCGATTTTCCACTTGCGGAAATTGTCCGCGCCGAGGTATTCCGCATCAGGATCGTAGACTTGCGCGAGCGGCATCCCCACGGCGATTTCCTGCCACGTGTCGCCGAACGCTTGAGATGCACGCTGGAACACACTCAACGGGTTGTGCCAGCGCCATGTATTCACGTAGGTTCCGCCGATACGGTTCACCAGCGCCGAATAAAACTCGTTCTTCAGCTGAGTGGATGACATGAGGGTGGCCATCTGCCTATCCATGTTCATTTGCGTAGCCGAGGGCATACGTCGCTGATATTCGGGCGATGCCTCGTTTCGAATCATATTGAGAATCTGTGCATTGTTGAATTCGGTGAGCGGGCGCAGTTGCTGTTTCGGCGTCGCCACTGGAGCGGTTGACATGATGAGAAAATCCTTCCTAACTATTAGTCCTCAAACAAATCATCGAACGTACTGTAAGTGCCGTTGTAGTCATCGTCTGTCATTTCAGCCGATTCCGGCGTCGCGTCGCCGTCCGGGCCATCGTTCAGCACGCGGTCAGCCACGGCGTCGCGCATTGCCTCAAGGGTTTTGGATAGTTCCGCCACGGTCGCTTCCAAGGCGCTCAACCGGTTGGCCATGTCGGCGGTTTTATCGTCGCCTGCGTCCTCCGGTTCGCCATTGTCCCGCGTTTCAGGCTCCGGGTTCGGCGTACCGTCGTCGGTCGGCCTAACGTCCGGCTCGGTGTCGGGCGTGGTGTCCGGTTCGGTGTTTTCGGTATCGTCCATAATCACCTCTTAAAGTAAGTGGCATGACGGCAATCACGCCGTCATGCCGGTTTGCTAGGCTGTGCGGGTTCCCTCGCCGTCGCTGGGCGTTGGCTACGCACGTCTACATCCGACCGAATCGCCTCACCGATCTGCCTGCCGGTCGGGCCATCGAATCGACTTGGGACGCACACCCCGCTACCGACCATTATAGCATGAAAGTATGGCCGTCGTCATTGAGATGACGTGACCCCGGCAGAAACTCATCATAGGTGATGGGGGCGGCACGATGCACGCCACTCAAACGCATGACGGTGTCGCCGTCCGTTTCCACGCCGCAATATTTACGATTGCCGAGAATGCGGAGCCTCTCATAGGTGTGGTCGTTTTTCCACGCGCCTAGCTTCCGGTCATCCGTTTCGATGCCGAGGGGTGCATCCAACCCTTCCAGCACCATGCCGTCAGTGTCGGCGTAGAGTACGCGGTCGGCGTTCGCGTTCATCGCCCGTGATAGTATTCGCCTTCCGTAAGCGTTGACATATGCGGCGGTTGGCAACCATGCCAGACCGTTGGCCGACTCGGGTTTGTCCACGGTAAAATCCACACCACCATCCACTGACGGTTTTGGATGCAACATGGGCCGGTAGAGCGAGGCCCCGAATTTCCCCACAAGTGAGTTCAATAACAGTTTCGCCATCTGCCTGCGCTCTCCGGTTGCGGTTTGTTTCACGCGAAACCATTTGTTCACGTATGCATAATACAACCCATGTGACTTGCGGAACTTCCAGCCGCCGACATGCTCCCACACGTGCACGTCATAGTTTTCGACCAGCGTCTCCCAATCCACATCCGTAACCGGCATGGTGACAACACCCAGCGTACTGTCCAGACGTTCGCCCTCATACCCCCATACGGGGAGGATATTAGTGAGTGTCGCCGTTTTTCCCGCTTTCAGTCGTGCATCGAACGTGATAACGTCGATATGGAGCGGATAGTCATTGTCGTGTCGATACTTTCCGTCATACCATATGAAGGAGCCTACCGGCATGGGCGCATCGCGCATGATACTCGGATAGAGGCTGTTCACATCCCAGCTTCGGCAATCCCGGTATTCGCCCGGCCTGCTGTATACTATCGCCCCATAGTAGGCGGGGCGCATCCGATGATAAGCCTCTTTACCCAATGGTGGAAAATGACGTTTGAATCCGGCATAATCCCCGTCGATATAGTCGGTCATCGCCATAGACGCTATCGTAGTGCCCTTGAGATGCAGGGCGGCGCATTCCTGCGCGATATTCCACGTGGTTTCCAAATCATCCTCACCGCCGAATGTTTCACGTGAAACATTCGGGCCATCATCACGTGTGACATTGCGCACGTCCAGAAAATCCACGGTGATGCCGCCCATGCGTACACGGAAACTATAGAAGTGGCCGCGAATGTTGAACGTTCCCCACACGCCGTCCTTGGCTGGGTTGGATTGCAAAGGGAGTCGTTTCAACAGTTCGGCGGCTATGGGCTTGATATCCTGCCATCCGTGGGCGCACCATACTCGCGTATGATGGCCGAGCATGGTAAGACGGATGATGGCGGTTGCCGTCAACGGTTCCATGCCGTCATCCGTCAATAGCGTCGCACCGTCCGTTGCCGCCACTCGACGCTCTTTCATGATCCCATCCCTTTAGTGTCGTGCCGCGCTGGTCATCCATTCATCAAGTCGTGCCCCTACATCGCCCGCGTCCGCCTTGGTTTCCCATTTATGTGTTTTGTCATTATACCATGCGGCTTCTCGTACCACGGCGCTGAAATTCGTGTTGTTTATCAGCCATCGTTTTTGACGGTTCGACAAAGACGCGAATTTTTGGGCGATATTGGAGTCAAACGCTTCGAGCTGTTGTGCGACTTTATCAAAATCCCCAACCCCTTCACTCTCGGGAATTTTTCCAGTACCTGCATGTAATGGCGCGCGTCCTATAAGCCCGGCGTATTCAAGCAACTCTCGTTCAAGTTTCCTTCTCTCCCCTTCTCGTATCATCATGCGCGCGTGGCTTATGCCACGCTCCGAGCCGAACACGTTCGCCCGGTTGCGTGTAAGTTCGTCGCGCGCCGAACCGCCGACCGTGTGAGTGCCCAACACGTCAAAAGGGGATTCCCCGGCGCGTTCCATTTCACGTATTTCGCCCACGGTATAGTCGGCCATGCTCAATGCGTCGAATTGTTGGGCGCGTTTGATTTTCCGCCGTGCCTCGATACGGCGGCGCTGTTGCTGTCGCAACGTCTTCCGACGTTTCGACGGGGCGGCGGCGATTTCCGCGTCGGTAATCAACGGGCGCGCCGCCATCTCACGATCAAATTTCGTAACATGCACGTCGGGGATGACCTGATACGGCTCGTCATCCCGCGCCCTCAAGGCCTGCTGTTGCTCCCCAAACTCCTGTCCGATACGGCGTGCAACCTGTTCGAGCTGTTGGGCGCTGAGTTTTCCCAGAAACGTTTCGGTGATTTTCTTGGGAAGATGTCCGGTACTGTAATCCCTGACCGCTTGCTCTCGGCGTACCTGTGCCGACCTGATGGCGGCGTTGCGTTTCAGGCTGTCAACACGTCGATTGTTTTTACGTTTTGCCACAGCCCCCCCTCCTTGCGAGTATAAAACACCCCTCGCCGCAAGGATGGAAACGGCGGGGGGTGAGTTTGGCGGCAACATCCCTATAGGGACATTGTCATGTTATCATATGGTATGGACAAATAGTCTACCCACGGTCTTTTCCCGACACTAGTTCAAGGTCGAAGAACTTGAATCCACGGCGGCTCTTCTTCTCCACCACCTTGAGAACAAGTGGATGATCCCACGTGTCCGGCGTGCCGAAAATGGCAAACAGATTACCGAAAGCGTGCGCCAATGTAGGGGAGGCGGCGGCAAAATCGCCCTCCTCCGCGTGGATAACAACGCGAGTGGAAGAGTTGATTTCACCAGTCTCCTGATTAGCTACCTCGACGGCCTGTGCAAGCACGTTAGTCACATGCAATGGCTCATTAAGATGTTCATCCACCTTGTCGGCGGTCTGCATGGCATTATAAAGCGCCATTTTGCCGTCCATAGTGTCAGTGTTGAAGAAATGGGATACGGCGTTAGCGCCGTTAGCCGCAAAATTATTGCCGTTCGCTACGGTCAGTTCATTATCAGCCATGTGTATGTTGCCTTCCTTATAGTGGATTATTAATTATCTTCCCCGGAAATGATATCATCCTCAACCACGTTGCCGTTAACCGACCCCGGATAGTCGACGATGGTATCATCCCCAAATTCGCAATTAGCCCAATAGATTGCCTCATCCAAGCGCGTTGCTTGAGCATGATACTCGGCAGACATGGGTAGCATGTCCCTGTTAATCTTACGGGCTTTCTTCATCGCCATATCAGCCGTGCGACACGCGCCATCAACGACCACTTCAGCATCCACGAGGTCGCCGTTCTCACTGCGCGTAACGCCGCGCACAATACTATAATGCTTGGCTCGCTTAATATATGCCATAATCATACCGCCTTATTCCTTAATGTTCCTGCAATTGTGACATTCTTGCAATGTCTTCATCAGTATACCGTCCATCAGTCAAATTGTCAAAACAGAGACACGCAATTTTGATGACAGTCTGAGCGAACCCATCACCCCCCCAAATCCTACACATCTCATAGCAAGACGCGCCCTTGACATGACAGACCGCGCACCACGCCACCAATGCCGGACAGTAGATAAGCCCAGACAACATTTCAACGCCCTGCGTCCATGACAACGCATCATACATTGACGAACTTGGTGAGAAGCTTAAACAAATGTTCGCCGCATGTTCAATACTATCGGCAAACGCCACCTGACCGCCTTGAGGCTTATAGAAGACCTTAAGCAGTGCTATAGTACGGCAAAACGTCTCCCAATCACCCTCACCACGATTATATTCACGCAAGTGCAGGTTCCTCCGACGGCCACGAACAACACGGCGCACGCGATCATCGTCCAAAATACCATCATCAAACCAATTCGAGCGGTCATCATTGCTCTTCATAATCAACACCTCTCCAACAACAACGTATCAGCCAACGCCCTCGCATCAACCAGCATATGAGCCACCTGCGCGTAATCACACGCATCAAACGCCACAGCCAACCAAACCAAACGACGCCTGCCGCCAGCCCGAGACCGCAATAACACAGCATACCTCAGTTCATACGTCCGATTATGAGGACAATACACCAGACACACGTCACCGTCCTCAAACTTGGACGGAAACACGGCAACAACCTCATCACTCACCATCATCAAACCCCCCCCTCAAACGGCAAACACACCCTAACAACACCATCCAAAAACCCCGTTCTCGGGTCAAACGAACAACAAGCAAAACCAACACTCACAACAACCCCAACAAACGCACAACGAACAGTATCAAGCACACCATCCAACGCCTTCTTAAACGAATCCGCCAAATACGGGCCATACACAGCCACATACTCAGACGTAAGCTCATACACCACAAAATCATCAGGCGTAACAGTAAAACACCACATTACCTCCCCCTTCCCTTACCGCTCACTCGACCACACGATTCATAAAAACCACAGTCTCAAAACAATAACGATAAAACTCAACACCCTCACGCTCAAACATAACAACAAGACAATCCACAATAGCCTCAACATCAAAATCCACAACACGCCCACCACCATTACAAATAAAATCAACAACCTCACCCTCAACATCCCGACGACACAACATATCAACCACCATCCCTTTCCACATCCTTTAACTGACACTCACATAATACCACACCACAAAACCACAACACGCCCAACAACACAAAAAACAATAAAAAACCAAGCGCTAAAAAACCCGAAACAAAACAACACACAAAACCAACAACAAGAAAAAAACAAACAAAACAAAAAACAACAACAACAACACCCAACAACAAAAACAAGAACAACAACAAAAAACACAGAACAAAACACAAGAACAAAACACACAACAGAGCAGTAGTAGAAAAAGGATAGCTGCTGGGGGCCCTCCCCTCCTTTT